ATGCCATTAGGTGTTCTTAGCTTTTTAATTTCAACAGAGGAATTAGAAGAATTGGCTAAAAACACAGATGACAAAATGTGGAGAGCCGTTCAGGGATGGTACAACTACAGAGTTGAGTACACGAAGGTGCATGGTTTGCCACTGCCAAGGCTTAAAGAAGAAGCTGCAGCTGCTGGTGGTGTAATTGGATTTAACATAGATGAAAATACAGTGGACAACAGCGATAGTACCCAATAAATCAGAAGGATACTCAGATGCAGCTGGGTATTTAAAAAATAATCTTAAAAAAGATTTTTCTATTATTGAGCACAATGCAACCAGCCCGGTCGAAGAGGATTCGGCTGAGGTTGGCAAATTAGCTAGCATGGGTATTGGAATATTGTATGAAAAATCTGAAAAAGATGCTGACATTTATATCCATAATGCATTGCCAATTCTGTTTAATAAAAAAAATGGCTACAATGTTTGCTTCACATACTGGGAGACATCTAGGATTCCTTATCAATGGCTAGATGCATTAAATAGCGCAGATGAGGTTTGGACAACATCTAGATGGGCTAGAGAAGTATTTATAAACTCTGGTGTGCAAATACCTGTATATGACTTTAAATTGGGGATAAATGATCAAATCTATACACTTCCGGATATGCCTAGGAAGCTTGCACGGGAGCCATTTACTTTTCTTTGCATTGGTTCCCCATCCACCAGGAAGAATTCTCAGATCGCAGTGAATGCTTTTCTAAAGTTATTTGGTCATGATGAAAGGTTTAAGCTTATATATAAATCAAATGGACCGCCAGATGCAAGGATTTATAATGACACTCTGGAAATGAAAATGATGTTAAGCGAGCATCCAAGGATAGAGGTTATTGATTGGCAAGTTAGTGAATCTGATCTTGCATCCATATATAAAAGATCAGATTGTGTTCTTTATCCAACTAGCGGAGAGGGCTGGGGGCTGCTGCCGGTTCAGGGCATAGCATTAGGTATACCTACAATATGTACTAACGCTACGGCATGTACTGAGTTTGCACACCTATCCGTACCATTAGGGTTTAAATGGGGAAGTAAAAATATGACTGGAATATATGAGGGGTGCGGAGAGTGGGCTGAGCCAGATTTCGATGATTTATGTGATAAAATGTTATATGTTGTAAACAACTATGATGAAGTTGCATTGAATACTTTTGATGGCGCTAAGTACGTTCACAAAAATTTTACCTGGGAAAAGGTCAGTATTGAATATAAGGAAAGATTATGTCAGATATCGAACAAGTTAAGCAAAAAAGTTTAATAGATAAAATTAAAGATGTGGAGCAGGTCGGATTGCTTCATGTTAAGGGATATAGCAATAGAGAAATTTCTGCTTTAATGGCTCTTAAAATTAATGAAGTAAAAGATTATATTGATGAATACAAAAGAATATTAAATAAAACTGTTGAGGATGATCCATATTTTCTTGAAAGAGTTCAATTCAATACAGTTAAAGCATTGCAGGAGTTTGATCAGTTAAGCAAAGAGGCTTGGGAAACTATTAATATTGCAACTGACAATGGAATGGTCGCTGCAAGAATACAGGCGATTAAATTAGCTGGGGAGATCGCATCTAAAAAAGCACAGTTGCATAAATTGCTCGGTGGAAATCAAGCCGATGGCGAATATATTGCAAGAATGCAAAAAGCAGAGAATGTCAATCAGATTCTTTCTAAAATCCTTAGAGATGTTATTGCGAAGCATCCATCAATTGCAGAGGAAGTTAGAAGGGAATTAGAAATAGCCTTTGAGATTATGTCGGGAGAAAGTGTCGATCTGTCCGGTGATAGTCAAGAAGTGGTGGAGCATGAGGAGCCAGAATTTGAGAGCTAGAATTGAAGCCTTTATGTCAGAATTTGAGAACGGGTTTTACTGCCTTTATACCCTTGCTCAGAATTTGAGAACGGGTTTTGATGCCTTTATGACAAAGTACCAGAATTTGAGAACTGGTTTTGCTGCCTTTATGGTATATTTGGTGAAATAATTATGTCTGAATATCTTGGAATAAATTTGGAATTTGCAGATTTTGATAGATTGCTTAGGCAAGATGAATTGATGGAACAACCTGTACCAATTGAAACATTCGTACAAGAAAAGAAATATCTTGGTCTTCCGCCATTGTCTCCCATACAGCTTGAAATAGTAAGACATAGTACGCAAATCTTTAAACTGCCTACTTTGCAAAAGCTTATGGGTGAACATGATGGTCTCGAATACTATAAGAAATATACAGATAATGAAGTAATTTGTATGTTAGGTAAAGGTTCCGGGAAGGACCATTGTAGCAGAATTTCAATCGCATACACGGCATATTTGCTACATTGTTTGCGTGATCCTCTCAGTTACTATGGTAAAGCAAATGGGGTGTATGTTGACCTATTGAATCTTGCCGTAAACGCACAGCAGGCTCAAAGAGTTTTTTTCGAACCTTTAAAGAATCTATTACTTGGCTCTCCGTATTTTAATAGCGTTGGATTTGAACCCAGAGTGTCAGAAATATTTTTCTTTTCTAGACCTGTAAGACTATTCTCCGGTCACTCAGAAAGTGAAGGCTGGGAAGGTTACGAAGTTTTAACAATAGTGTTAGACGAAATCTCTGCATTTAAAACAGATACAGAATTAAAGGGTGATACAAGAGCTAAAGGTTCAGCCTCTGCGATCTATAATATGAGTAAGCTATCTGTAATGTCAAGATTCCCGGAAGTCGGAAAGGTTATCTTACTTTCATTCCCAAGATATAAGGGGGATTTTATTCAACAAAGATATTTTGGTGCTCAAGAAAGAAGTGAGCCTAAAACTTGGTATATAAAAGCAGCAACTTGGGAAGTGAATCCAACAATTAAAAGATCAGATCTTGAATCTGAATATGTAAGAAATCCTATAGAAGCTGCATCAAGATTTGAATGTGAACCACCAACAATGGAAGACGCATATTTTAGAGATGAAGATTTAGTTAGAAAAGCATTTATGTATGCAGACAATCCGGTGGATGAAGATGGTCGTTATCATAAATGGTTTAATAATGCAGATGGTCATAGAAGGTTTATACATGTTGACTTAGGATTTAAAAGAGACAGATCGGCATTATGTATGACACATTGCGCAGGATTTAAAGAAGTAAAAACCTCTATGGGTGTAGAAAAGCTTCCGGTGATTAATGTTGATCTATTACATTCTTGGGAAGCAGCACCCGGTGAAGAAATTAATTTTGCATCTGTCAGGCAAATGATAGTTGATTTGTGTAGAAAATTTGATGTAGCTAAAGTTACATTTGATAGATGGCAATCAATTGAAATGATTCAGAGTTTGAGAGCTCAAGGAATCGCATCTGATTTCCACAGCGTTAAGAAGAGTGATTATGATACATTAATGACTGCTATATACGATACAAGATTAAGAGGTTATTGGAATCAAATATTGGTCAATGAAGAACTTCTTAAGCTTAGATTGTTTAGTAACAATAAAATAGATCACCCATCTGGTGGTTCAAAAGATATGGCAGATGCTCTTGCCGGATCTGTTTTTAATTGCGTAGAGAATATTGCCGTTGAACAAGAAGTGGAAGTTGAAGTATTAGACTTTTCAATTCAGTCGGAAATTGATGAGGATTTAGAAGATTTTGGAACTGTGAGCGTGTATAATCATAATTTGAGACAGTTCACTCCCGGATATAAAGAAATTAGTGTACCAAGTCAGGAGGTGGGAAAGTGGATAGAATCAATATAGCAAAAGATATACAAGTAGAGGCTTCAGAAGTTGTAGCGATACTTACAGATAAAGTGGCAGATTTAACTGCACAAAATGCAGTCCTTACTGCACAAGTAAATACGCTGGTTAGAAAACTGAATCAGGCACAAGAAAAAAACTCTTTGAAAGAAGTTTAGCGAGCGTCGTATAGTTTTTGACAAATGTGCTACTATCTCTCTTGTCGTCACGGTGACGATGAAATTACACAGTAAATAGGAGCATAAAATGCAAATCAATGAAGCAAGCAATTTCCCAGTTATTTCACGCAGTGGTCGCACATCTGCTGAATTACAGCAGATAATCGATACATTGGTGCAGTCATCTGAAAACGGTAAGGCATACAGTATTGCCGGGGTTCAGTCTGGAAAACGGTATAACTCAATGCAACAGAGAATCAGAGCGCAAGCTAAGAAGTTAAACCTTCAAGTTCAGATTCACTTTGATAAAGTTAATGAGACACTTTATTTCAGAGTACCCGGAAAAGATGACATGGAAGTTACTGTCATTAAGAATACATCAGTAAAGGCAAAAGATGTTAAGAACGTCAAGACTTCGGTTAAGGCGTAATTAGCAGTTTTAGAAAAAAAAATAAATTTTTCGGGTGGGGCGAAAGCCCCACTTTTTTTTTAGTATAATGTCCATATGGCATTATTTGAGACACAGCAAATTGAAATTAGTAAAGAACAAACAAGCAAGTGGAATGTGTTATTCGCAATACCTTGCTACGATATGCAAATATCTGAACCAACAGTTTTATCATTGATTAAAACAATGATGTATTTTAGAGATCACGGAATAAAGTTCGGTTTGTGTACGATAACCGATAGCTTAATTAACAGAGCTAGAAATAGCGTGGTTGCAAAATTTATGGGCTTTGAAAAGGCTACGCATTTGATGTTTATTGATGCAGACATAGCTTGGGAGCCGGAGAGCATTATTAAGCTTTTATATCATGAAAAAGAAGTGGTAACTGCCGCATACCCTATTAAAGAAATTGATTGGAAGCGTGTTGAGGAAAATGTAAAAGCCGGCATGGACAATAACAAATTATTAGATAACAGTGTTCGATTTGTTGTAAATCCTGTTCGTGATGCTAATAATAGAACTATTAATGTAAGCAATGGTGCACTGGAAATATTTGATGCCGGCACCGGATTTATGTTAATTAAGAAGGAAGCTTTCATAAAAATGATGGAAAAATACCCAGAGCTAAAATACAACGACGATACCAACTCGTTAAATGATGAAGAAAAGAAATGGACCTATGCTTTCTTTAATTCATACATTGATCCACACATGAATAGATTTTTATCTGAAGACTATGGCTTCTGTAGATATTGGCAAAATATGGATGGAAAGATATGGGTTGATCCATCAATAGAGCTTACTCATTTAGGAAGAATAAAATATAAAGGCACTATGATGTCATTTATAGAGAAGCACGCAAAGATAACAGAGTAGTTTGAAATCAGTTTGAAAAAGGGATTTTTTCTCAAAATCACGAGACCTTGAGAAATACATACTAAAATTTGTAGAAAAAAAGAAAAGAATGCGGGTAGTTCATTTATCGTATTCTTTAATAAAAGCTTTAATGCGTGAAAAGCGTGTATTAAAGTTAGACTTTATTTGCTTCATATCCGTTGCCGCAATAAATTATTTTAAATACCGGATCGATCAAGCTATAATATAGCCTTTATCAATGATGTCGATCATTAAGTGTATTCATTGGCACACAGCCTTATGCGACTTCCTGTGCGATTAAATGAATTTCAAATATTTCTTTCGGTTTAGGTTGTTGTTTCTATAAATGCACGATACAATGGACGGAACGCTATGCGAATAGTCATAAATAACACAATAAATAAAATATTCAAACACATCTAGAAAGGCAATAATCGTGACTAATCTATCTGAATACAAACAGTCATACACAGACGCATTGGCACACGCATTGCGTCAAACAAACATAGACTTTGAGTTTCTCAAAGTTTATCGCAAACTTATTGGCACAGAGTTGTCATTTGGCAATACTGAATACGGTGTTATTACACATTTCAAATCAGTAAGTATTCAGCGTGATGAATCTACATACGCAGTAACCAATAAAGGTTATGAATTTGAATGCCAAGAGTTATTGTATATTATTAGACTTATTGAACTCAAAGCCAAAGGGATAGAAGTTGTTTATCCACAAGGTTCTGATTACGCACGAAATTGGACAAAGCCAAAGCAAAAGCGCAAAGCAAAAATATTAGATGGTTCAGCATTTATTCATCCGTCACAGTTTGATTATTACACAACTAAAAGAAAGTAAAGTAGAAAGGGAACTACAATGGCAAAAGTCAGCCTCAAAGACATACAACCAAGACTTGCTCGTAAAAAAGCAAAGCCAAAGCCAAAACCGTACTTTAATACACAGTGTATCACATACGATACCAAAGAGGAAATAGCATTTATTACTTCATTGTTGCGAGTAAAGGTTATTACTAATAATCGCAAAGGTATAAGTATTGACTTAGGTGAAGAACGCCTATTTCTCAGACTCAATCAAATAAATCAACTCAAACTTGTTATTAGTCTACTTCAATCAGAAATCAATGTTCTTATTGACGGTGACATTGAAGAAAGTAATCCTGACAACATTAGTCAAATAAAAGAACATCTTGTAGAGTTGGAAAAGCAAGAAGAAAATGACAAATCTCGTAAAGAAAAAACATTAGAACATCTAATGTGGTTGCGTTATGGTAATAAAAGACCAGCCAGCCCAGAAGATAAAAAGAAAGAATTAGAAGAATTTAATAATCAAATACAACAAGTGAGAAAAGCAAAAGGCTTGGCATAATGGAAAGCATAGTAAAAAATCAACTTCTAAATGAACTTGAAAATTTAACTAGAAATATGGATATTCCTATTCAAAGGCAAAGGGATTTCCGTTGGCTATCTAGAAATGCTGGCATAAATAATCCAAATCACAAAAACCTTGACAAGATAAATAAAATTTGTCAACTGCTTATGAAAGAAGAAAACAATGTTTGATAAAGGTGATTTAGTTAGATGGTATCCAGATTATGACAATGATATAGATTATGAATTAGCATACTTTGATAGTTATGCTAGGGAAGACCCAAGAAGTTGTTATATTTATGAAGTAAATAATACACTTACTGGTTGGTATACAGATATTGATAGAATTAAAGAATCTAATCAAGCTGATTATGATTTATTCTTAATGAATATTTATTCGAATAGAGATGAAGAAAATCCACTGAAAAAATCCTGAAAGGGGTAAAAATGGCTATTTGTGTCTATTGTAAACAAGAATATATTGATGAAAGAAAAGAAGCCGGATTTGATTATTGTCTATTAGATAGTTGTTACAAACAAGGTGTAGATAAAACAGAACGTGAATTTAGAAAAATCTATACGCCGGCTTTGTTGCATAAATCAAATTATTTCTGGATTAAAAAAACAGAATTAGCTTCATTAAATACACGTAGTGATTTGCTACAAGAAAGGCAAACACAAAATGACTAATAGACCTAAAAAGCATTGCATTATTTGCAAAGAAAGAATTCTCTATGTTTGGGATAAAGAAGAAACAACAAATCTTGAAGATGGTTGTGATGTAATCATTCGTGGTGATTACGGCAGTGTATTTGATATGGAAATTCATTCAGCCGCTATTTGCGACAAATGTATTAAAAAACTTATTGGAGAAGAATTAATTAAATATGAAGAGACACTACAATTTAAAACAGAAGTATGGGAGGATCAGTAATGACTGACTTTGTTGAAACTGAGGCTGAATGGAAAAAGTGGGATGAATTAGCACAACTTTACTATTCACTTGGTCAAAGTAAAGATGCAAATGAATGTTGGGCTATTGCTGATCAAATTCGTGAAAGAAAAGATTCAGATAAAGCAACAATCATAGCAAAGATATGGCAAGCAAAAAAAATAAAAGATGGGGGCTCGAATGAGTAACTACTACAGAAATTGGCAATATGGAATAACAAAAGAAGTAGTAGCAATACATGAAGTAGTGAATCCATACGATTGGGAATTGGATGTAGAAATGAATGAAGATTTTCAATTGTGGAAACAAGAAATGTCTAACAAAACAAACAAGGAGAATGAGTATGAATGATCTAGAAAAGCAAAATGCAGAAATTGAAAAAATGATTAATCTTGTAACAGAATCTTTGGAGCAAGAAAATATAAATCATCGTCTTGTAATGAGTATATTAGACGAAATGCAAAAAGTAATGTTGGCTTTGCAAGATAGAATTGAATATTTAGAAGGTCAAAATATTATTATTCGTAGCATTATTAATGAACAGGAAGTAAAGTAAATGAATGTAAAATGCTCACAATGTAATAAAAAAGCAGATTTACTCACAGCTTTTACTAAAGATAAAGTTTGTGGGAAGTGTACTCGTAAAAACCATCAACAATTCTTAAATCAATTTGAA